GTTACGTATGCGTGGCTACACAATTTGCCATGACAATTGCCTAGGTATGCGATATCCGTGTCGTCGTCCATCCTAGCTACGTAATCATGAACCATCGTTTTTACCTTTTCCGCGTCCTTTACGGGAAGCACAACGTCGTCTTCAAATATGATAACTTTATCTCCGTATTTTCCAGAACTTACTTTTTCTAAAGCAATTCGGTGCGCTTGTGACAAACCCTTCACATGTCTATCATTCCGGTGTTTTTTATTAAAATCAGATCCTTTACAATAACTAAACGTTTCGTCGACGTACACGGCCTGGGTTCTGCTGCATTCTATGTCAAGTGGAATGCACACGTCAGAAAGAAGACGATTCTCTCTTTCGACGTGAGCAGATAATCCATTGCTGCTTCTAGTCCCATTGATGTATAAGGCTTGAAGGCTCATTATTATATTCAGTAAATAAAAAAAAACTCTAAAATTCTGCAAGGACGTTTCCGTCAGGGAAAACTTAAAATTGCCAGAATGCTTGTTAGTCGTTGAGCCACACTCCCGAGTTGCTTGCAGTACAAAAGCACTCTTTTATTTCATTGTCTTCCACTCTCAACGGCCCCAAATTCGCTTCAAAACATGCGTTTTCATCGACGATAGATTTTTCATTATTTTTTGCTTGATCAAGGAGGGAAGCTGTCAATACTGTGCTGGTACAGTCTTGGCAACAAATAGCATCAGCACCAAAGCAAAATTCCGAAACACACGCTTGTGTCTGGTAATTCCTATCCGAACATTTTTTTAGCGGAAGATCCACGCCATTATCGACACACCCGAGAACGCGATCCGAGCTTTCATCCGTTGAGCTGATATTATTTCCGCGCCATGAACTTGTAAGCGTCCATGGGCACTCAGATTGATCGATCCAGTCTGTTGACCCATCATTTGATCCGCCAACGCACTTAGCAGAAGGGTGCGATACATCCTGACAATCAGTATCATCTTGACACGTGGTCTCCTTGTTAAAACTACAAAAACCATTCAACGGGGAAAAATCTCTGTACATGCCCGTTTGTCCATTATTCTTATCGCCCATTACATTTACGTTTACGCTCGTTTGCCAGCCGCACGCATAATTGTCCCCACTTACTTCAGAAAAACCTGGTCCACACGCGGTAGACCCAAAAGAATCTTGCACGCACTCGATGCGACCAGTATCATTGTCTTGGCAGGGTTTTAGTCTTATCTTCTGGGTTGTTTCTGAATGCATAAGCGGTTGGGAATTTAATCTGCACACCACACTTTTATAATCAGCATCTTCGTCGGGGTCGCGGGCAGATCTCACCCAAGACAAGCACCGAGGACCTTTTGTCGTTTCGTTCCATTCTGTACACATTTGGTAACAAAATTCATCTGCAATTTGTTCTGAGACCTCATAGTGTCTGATGCCAACGTTACCACTGAGATCAGCATCATCAACAGCGATAGTTCCGTAATTTTCACCTTTTAAACCGATAACAATTACTTTATCTGGAATAGTATAACGATAAATAGATTGCATCGGATAGGACTCATTTGAGAATAACCCTAGCGGCAAATTTTGCTCGTCCTCGACGTAATAATTTGCCACTGAAGATGGGTGAGTTGCGGTAATCTCATACCCGCAGACATTTTTAACGCCTGTGTTCAAATTGCATGTCAGACTACTAAGAACGGATCCATCAGCATCATAAATACTTGGAATACCAAACGAATTCCCGGTGTCGCGTTCAGTAGTTGTATACTCATCCCGACCGCGACCCGGATCTATGCTAAAATTCTCGATTCGATTCCCGTTTTCATTTGTAAAGTAGCCATCATCTCTTTTTTTTGCGTTGACTTTTGAAAAATCAATTGGTTCTAAGGCGGCACACTGTTTTTCTTCTTTGCATGTTTTACCACCTTCATTTCTCACGCAATATTTGAAACTATTACCACCTATAGTAAATTCTTTATATTCCACACCGTCTCCAAATCTTTCGCATGTATTCCACCAGTCTGCATCACCTTCTTCTGCAACCTCAGACCATTTGAGAAAATCGCGACCCCAACCACCGTCCATATCCAACTTGACATATCTTTGGTGGGGATCGTCGGAATGAATGTAAAATAAACTTTCATATTCACCAATGGACACCGGACCCTTATAAAACAAATTGTTGCCGTTGTTATAGGCCCCATTTTCCAAGACACACACTGGCACTGCTGAATTCGGGACGTAATGAACCGGCCAGTGATAGGTTTTAAGTTTATTGCATGTCTGGGTCCCGTCGCATTCGCCGTCTTCTAAGCAGACTTTCGTGGCGTCGCCAGAGCATTTGCCGGGCATACTATAATCATCCGCATCCACATTCTCGTCCTTTGCCGTTGTACTGTCGTTGTAGACGACGGCGCCACCAAATCTTCCGCTGATGTCCATGCTACACCCTACCGGGTAAGTTTTGGCCATTGCACGGGTTTTGTTGTTTAAAACACAAGAGTTTTTCGCGCAGTCTGTCAAGTATATAATAGGCAACCCCGCGAGGTCGGCAAATCGTTGACAAACCCCCCTGGTCGCCTCGTTTTCTTCTGCTATCGATTTTGAAATACCTCCTTCGCAAAGTCCAGTCGCTGGATTTCCCGGAACTACCATGTGATCATAACCTCGTCCCAATACCGCTTGGTCGCACCTAGTTCCAGCTGTGTGCGCACCATTGTCTGTTTCACTATGTACCCGACAATGAAATTTCCAGTCCTTGCTGGGCTTGTCGACAACATCTTCGCTGCCATCTGCAAAGCAACATCCAAAATTATAAGACAAATTTGCGGACTCTTTAAACGGCTCGCCACCGATATCCATAAAAAGTGTCGTTGATGTCGATTTATGAGAATAGTCGTTGTATAAATTTTTGCCCCACTGGCATTTAAAATATGCACGTGAAGAGCTTATTCTATCATCTGATAGATTTGTTTCAAATTGGCTAATTGCAACAACTCTATTATTACACTCTAATTCATTATCAATCTCTTCACACGCACTCACGTTTGTGTTCTCTGTGTAATCAGGCGGCATGTCCTCATCGGAATTTACGAAGTCACCTAAAACACAACCTTCTCCTTTCCACGCCATTCCGACTTGTCCTTTATCATTTGGTTGAAATATGTAATTGAACAGAGTGCGTCTATTTCTTAAAGAGTTTCTTAGATAATTTGTGCTATTATTTTTAGAATTATTGCTAGAACCGATTTCATTACTCCAATCTACCCAAGATTCTGGCGTTGGGACTTGCTTAAATTTAGAAAAGTCCGACAAGCCCACCATAACTTTTAATGCACTTAATATAGTAATTTTTTTTTTATCCGCTTATGACACTCAAAAAAAACACAAGTTGTTTCATGAAATTCAATCAACATGGATCCTGTTGATAATATGACTTATCGGGGCATTTGTGCAAAGAGTTAGTCCATGTCATATAGGTTAGCTCCCCGTTGTCTTCCCCTATGACCTGAAGTACTCTGTTACCTTTGTGAGCGCTAGTGAAATTAGCAGTAAAATCAAAATCAGGATTCGCTGCCCACTCATCTTCTTTGAATACAGCACCAGGTTTCGCTTCATATGTCTGTTCCGTAAAAGCCGGTCGTTCGTACGTGTAAAATGGTTTTGGTTTAAATCCGGCAGACTTGTGAAATTTTTGCGGATCATCGGCACCAGTGCCCTCGTCATGATACAAAAATGTATAGTTTGCTCCCTCTTTAATTTCTGTGCCATTCCACCACGTGTATTTTTGCACGTCACTGGTGTCGTAATCATCACTAAATTTTTCTTGTATAAAATCAGTGCGCAATAACCGGCGATCATTTATTTTCCCTTTATCGCCAGTATTTTTATGTAGATTAGTTTGAGTCTGAAAATGATCAGAGTGTTTATCGCACGTCTCGCCGGTGTTACACTCGCCGTCGGCAAAGCACGACGTGTCGTCGCCAGAGCATTTTCCTCCTGGCATATTATATATATGTTTGCCTTCCTCAAAATCATTGTGGTTACATTGTGTAACATCGCCGTTTTCATCCTCTTCACAAAGCGGCATGAAGACGCTAGCTACCTTGCCGGCATCTTCCAAATCGGCTTTGTTTAAGTCGGTGGATCCGGAATAATCTGTATCCGTATCCTTACCTTTTGTTACAATATTAACTTTAAAATTTTTTTCATGTAGTGTCTGAATGTTAGCAGCATCAGCATTTATCGGGTCAGTCGATGTAGACATTTCAAAGCCTGGCGGGCAAAAGAAGAGGGTTTCAGACTTTGGCACCTCGTACGTGCAGTTGGTTTGATTGAGGACGCCCGTCTCTAAGTCCCAACCCATGTCCGTATCATCTAGTTTTAAAATGTATTCTGCGTCAGTTTGCACGTTTCTTACAAATTCTGGGCAGACCTTAACTGTGGCTTTTTGCGCCGCGTATACGCAGCGACCGATTTGCGAGTTGTACACAGCGCCATCGACTTCACATTTATATTCTAATGCTGAAGGTTGCTGTTCTTGTTCGACGTTTGTACAATAGCCTGTCGAAGACATTTACTACTTGTAATATAAAAAATATCTATTTTAATTAAATGATTAGAAATTTCGATAATATTTTGAATGTTGGCGGAGCGGCTTTTGAACGATATGTAAAAGGCGCTAAAATCAGGGTAGATGAAAAGTTAGACGATGATAGTTACAATGTAAGAATAAGAGACTATATTCAGAACATAAATTATTCTAAAAATTTACCCTTTGGAAATGTAGACGGCGTCCCGGTCGATGACGACGATCCTAATCCTGACTTGTTTAAAAACAACTGGTTTCCATACGATCGAAAAATTTTAGGCATGCCAGAGCCGACGGACGACAATTATTTTGTCAAGGTTGATATCGGCGATGGTGACAATTATGAGCCCACGGTGACCGACGCGAAACAATATGGATGTACAGACCCAGATAACATCAACTACGAGCAATTCAAAGGAAGCCAAGAAGAGTGTCCTACTATCCTAGATGATACCATAACAAAGTTTATTGGTGAATACGGCCCTGACGATTTGTTGTATGATTACCAATGTCCTCATTCCCATTGTAACACTGAAGCTGAAATTTTTAAAGACAATTCGGGGATACCGCAGACAAATACGATAACTGGTCTTGGATACGCCGCATCCTCGGCGGACGCGGAATCTAGATTAGAGTCCTATCCCCCGCGCTGGATACCGGCTCCAATAGATGACATGAGGGACCCAGACTGTGAATTGATCCAATGGATTCCTGACATGAATGCACCCTATTTGCAGCACGATCACGACCTGGACAACCAAGAGTTGTTCGAAGTGTTTACTCACACCTCAGCGATCAACGATCCAAGCCGGACGCATCTCAGAACTTCGGATTGTTATAAATATTACGGAAAAACTGAGCACGGATTTGCCCAATGCGTGCCAAAGAATATGGATGACGTGGATAAAACACTGATTCGGGATCAATCCAAGCTTGATGAAAATTATTCGAGGTCGGCGGACGATCTATCAGATCTCAATGAATTCGGTCACGTACGTGGTTTGCCGAAGATGTGCGTGCCAGCAACAAAAAAATTCAAACGAAACCAAACTAACGGAAATCCAACGGCAAACGATGACGTAAACGTTGGCCCATACGCAAATCAGACGTTTAACGGAAATTTACCAACCAAGCATGACAGAATTAAGCTTGGCGATGGGAAGGGCTGTGGGAACGTTAGCAATTACGGACTTGGCGGTGGCAAGGATTACTACGATGTCGACGGATCGTTCGATTGCAACAGGTTCTATCAAAAAATAGAAGTTCCCGAAGATCAGAAGACGATAGGAGGAGATTTTAAATACTCTCCAAGAGCTCCGGACGACGCGCAACCGCCAAATTATCTAGGCGACTATTTCAATGAGGACGGAACTGTGGATTATAACCACGAAAATGGTTACAGAAATTGGCATTTAGGATCTCTGCCCTTAGACACAACGGGAGATAAAACATACAATGACAACGAATTAAACTTCACGTGTCAGAACAAACCACCATTTGTTTTGAGCAATAATCTAAATCCCCGGTCGTGTCCCGCCGGATATTCTCCAATAGGAGAATCAAAAACCGGTTTAGATAACGATCAAAACACGGTTCCAGATCACGACGTCAACCAAGAACTTTGCGCCTTCGCTGTCAAATCTTATTTTAATAATCCAAATCAATCCCCGCTTGTCGACATGGGGATTCCATACATCGACATGGGCTTCAGCTCTGGCACGCATCCAATTTTCTTTGGAGGATCTGGCAAAGGTGGCACGGATTCGGCAAAATCGGGCATTGGAAGATTTCTTCCTGGTCATAAAAACTTCTTCATAAAAGATTCATATACTCCTGTATGTAAAGATAATATTTTATGTAAAATGATGGAAGAAGCAACAGACGCCTATACAGAACAGTTTTCTTTCAATTTCTTGAGAAGAGAACCTCTAAAAGAAGCAAAAATTGATAGATTTTTAGAAAACCTACACGCGGGCCACCCTAGCCTAGATCACATAAAACATCATTTTAAATTTTGTGACCAAATCCCCACAGACTACGAAACATCTGATGATAAATGCCTAGACCGAACAGCAATACATGCAGCAGATGGGAAGGATGGCAAAACAATTTTCTACGGCGACGAAAAAAACCCCGACGGAACGGAAGTGGTCGATGGAGAGGAGTTGGAAAATATTTACAAATTTATGCATCACGATGCCCAAAAAAACTTTTTCTTGCCTCGCGAACATCAACTCAAAGTCGATTGGGATGATGGGCTCAACGACTGGACCCAAAAAATGATTAGGGATAGAACGCTTCCAGTACATGGAAATGACTATTACGTAAAGAATGCCTATCAAAACAGATTTGCAAAAATTGGCGACCCTAAAAATCTGTTTTTTACGGACTCATTATTTTATCAAGAACTCAAGGTTTGCAGCAATACTTTTCTAGAATGTAACGACGACGGCGATTGTGGGGGGGGTGCAACGTGTCAACGCGGTGTTTCTAATATGATTTTTAACCAGGGACTTTCGTGGGATAATAATAAATTTCAGTATCCTACCAATAACATAGATTTCTTGATGTTTGATCCTGAGTTACATCCTTCATTTTTAGCCAAAACTTCTACCGATACACTCGGGAAAACTATTTCAAACGAAATTGAAAAATTAAAGATTGCCACCGAAATCCGCGAGCTTTTGGGAGGGTCGGACACGACCCTGTCCATAGACACCAAGCAAGACCTGTCGTCCGGGCCACATAATTTCTTGAAAGAAAACATAGGTTTAATTTCTGATGCAGGTGAACTTGACTTTGACGACCCCGGAAACTTTGGGTCTGACTTTACCTATTCGCCGTGGATTATGGACACGCCGCTCATGCCGTCCGGCTGCGTATATTCGACTACCGACACCACGGTCCCCACCGGCGTGCAAAATACTGAAGATTTAAAAACTTTCTTCGATGGCGAGTTGCAGGTGTTTCCGGTTGTTCATGACCATGACTGTCCCATTCTTTCAAGTTCTGGAGAAGAAGTATCTACCGGTCCGGGCCGGCAGCGGTATGGGATCAAACCGGTGTGCGATGCTGGAGCTCTAAGAGGTTTCTCTTGTGACAAAAACGGTCTTCCCAACGACGGAAAGTGCATCTACGTGAACGCAGGAAGATCGGGTCTTTGCCAGGACGCTCGCGAACACATTGCGGGAGATAAATTAGCAGACGAAAGGTGTACTTCGCTCGCAAACGAAGTAAAGTATAACGCCGTGCCCCACGATCGCGTAGCATATTTTAGGTATAATAGACATAACCACGTCAAAGATTTAGGCGAAAATATATCTTCGTCCTCGATTGAAGATACCGCCATGAAATTTATGAGACCACTGGATTTTGATTCTCAGACGGGTGTACAAACTGTAGATGTTGACGACGCCAAAACAAAACTTATCATGGAACCAGCCCATGCTAATTCTAATTATTTGCAGCAAACGGCGGAATTCAGAAAGTTGCAGGGTTTGTTAGGAATTGCAAGTACCCAAAATGGAGTGTGTGTGCCGATTCCGGAAACCGAATGCGAGTCGCTTCAAAGAAAATACGATTATCACTTCGACAGGGGATCTGGATATGAAAAAGAAGAAATAGAGCCATTAGTAATGAAGAATGAGGACGATGTAGATAGCAAATATTTTCCTGCTATGCAAAAAACCTGTCATCATACAATAGATCCTGTCTTTTCATCCTCTTACGACGAAAACTTTCCTACGGTCCGAGAGGGCACAGTTTACGTGGAATCTAATATCATCAAATACAATGATGAACCAAGAGCTTGCGTAGACGCCGCTGGCGTCCCTCGTATCGATGACGTCACAAATTGCGAAACTTGGGATCACAACTTTCCTTATGCGTGGTGTGCTTATCCTACAAAAGATACTGGTTCAAGTAAGTCATTCAAACCTTATACCAAGGAAAATTGCGAAAGCTCATCTACGAGAGATTTTTACAACTCGGCGACGTTTTGGGACGACGTAAATCAGACTTGTTTCAAATCAAACACAAACGTGATTGGCGGCATGGGCCAGCATTTTTACGAATGGGACGATACCAATAAATGCTGTCATCAGCGATCTAATGCCCCACCGGAACTGTTGGGTAAAGATTTTAAAACTGTGTGCGTAGATGATAATTTTCAGCAACTATATATGAAATCTAAAATTAATCCCAACTGGAGGAGACCGGGTCGTGATGTAATTGAATACACTTTTGCTGATAATAATAGTGCTGAGATAACTGTTGACAACGACTTTACCGCGACCCAGCCACTTGACCACAAACTTCTTTGCCCCGTTTTAACAAAATCAACTGTATGTCCTGGTGTTGGAACCGTTGTGCCGAATTGTTCCGACGACGGATTACAACAGAACGACAAGTGCGTAGGGGACAAATATTGCGGGAATGATTATACCGATTCTATTGACTTTGATTATGATTATGTTGTGAATTGCCCCGAAATTAGTCCAAATAAGACCATATACGATGTGAGTGGTCTTAATACCAAGGACAAAAATTTACACGAGCCCAAGTTTGCTAAAAATTTAGAAGTAAAAGAGTTGGGGGGAACTGTAAAAACATGTGACATTAGGTCGGGTCATAATTATGGAAAAAGCTGTGTAAATGATACCAATTGTATTCCGGTAACTAATGAATACGACCTGAACCGTTCAGATTATGATCAAGCTAAGTGCGTTGAGGAAAGTAGCAAATTTTGCCTCGCCACCGATCATTACGGTATCGGCGACGGAACCCCAACAAGACCACCGGCCATAGAATTCGCGACCGGGCCCTACTACCTAAATCAGACCGGCAAGTATGAAGATGCGTGCCCGACAGATTACGAAGAAATTACGGAGGAACACGAATGCAAACAGGCTTACGACTACCTGCACGCGTCCGTCGACGACGCCTTTAGGCACGTCGGTGAGACTTTAAGCGACAACTTGAGGCGATTATCATCCGATTCATCGTTACCAATGGATTACTCAAACATTTATGCCCACCATAGTCCTCAATGCGAGGGCCTGTCCGGTGCGCAAAAAAACAAGTGTTACGAGATGGCGGCTGGCGTGTATTTTAACGACGACTCGTGTCCGACGTGCGGCCCGAAGATAAGAGCAGATGTCGCCATTTCCAGGTACAGCTGCCAGGGCGACCTGGGCATTTACAGTCGAACAGACGGTCAATCGTGTACCAAAAACGAAGATTGCGAAAATAAGCGCTGTGGCGGACTCGACGACGGCGTGTCGTGTTTTACAGACGATGATTGTGTTGCCGTGTGCAAACCGTACGTCGACGGTGGAACTGTAGTCGAGCCAACCATGTCTAGGCAGCCCGCTAATTGTCCAACTCCAAGCCAAATGACTTGTCAAAATGTTAATAACAATGTGTGCGCAGAACGTACCGACAACTTGCTGAAAACTTTATACGACGAGCAAATCTGGCCCATGTACGCAGGGGCAAACGCCGGAAAATTCATACCACCCGGCTGCACCTGGCGCTCCAATCATAATAAGACCGACACTCACTTGATAAAAGACAACGAACACATCCACGGCAAAGGAAGCATCAATCCATTAAAAATTTATGAGAATTCAAAAGAACTAGGAAAGGAAAAGTACAAATATATTTCGCCATATGTTGGCGGAGGAAGTTTTCCGGGCGCAGAGGCAGATAATTTAAGAGATAATTCCCGCGTTACCTTTGATTTTAAAGACGTAAAGCCAAAGTACAACGACATCATAAAATCTGGACAGTTATTTGATTTGTCTAGTTGTCCTATCTTGGAGCCGTTGGAAACCTCAGAGTGTCCCGATGATATAGATATCATCAATTGCGCCACCCCCGGCTTGGTCAGTGGTGATCTTTGTGAAGGTGACGGCGAATGCGGCACGCTTGACTCGCTCAACAACTGCATGGCGGGCGACTTGTACCGCGTGGTCACTTCGGCTACAGGAGGACAAGTAGACTTGTTTTCGACTGTCGGGTTGCGAGAT